GGAATATCGTTTTTAACGATTACCCTTTCTGACTTCGGAAAAGAGTTCGAGAGAGCTCTTGAACGAGGTCATGTTGTCTCATCCGATTTTAGTGCGTTTAAGCACCGTCGGAAGTGGCTCCCTGCGTTTTTACAGGGTTTCACTAGACAAGTCTTCGACTGGAGGAGCGGACAGATTCTGCGTGATCCTAACATCGATTGCATCTTCGCCATAAGGCAGCTTACAGCTGTCTTCGCTAAGATCGAGTTGCCCTGTAGTACCACCAGGACAATTCGCGCGATGCAGGACTACGTAGAATGCGAGATGGAAGTTGAAACACGAGAAGAAGGAATCTCCACGCCGCCGGATTATATTCAGCGGTTTATGGAGGTTTCTCGTTTTCTGTATGGCAGGCTGTTTTACAACATGGATTTGGATATCCATGCCGATGAACTCCTGCCCAGACACGGTCCTGGTGCCACAGCTGACGGACTTTCTGGAAACGGAAAGTACGTACAGCGAGAGTGGACCACCAGGTTGGAGGCAGTGTTCCCTTACGGTGAATACTGCATTCCCAACTGGAGGTATTACTACCTCCTAGACGGTGTCAACTTCCTAGAGCCTGGAGCAGAAAGGCCCGTCAGGGTAGTTCCTGTTCCTAAGACGCTACGGAAACCACGTATCATTGCAATCGAGCCGACTTGTATGCAGTACATGCAGCAAGCCGTTGCTCGACCGATGATGCGTGAACTCGAAAGCCCCCGTTGGCCAGGTAATGGCCTTATCGGGTTTACGGACCAACTTCCCAACCGGGAAATGGCTCGTGAAGGTTCTCGAGTCGGACATCTAGCCACGATTGATTTATCCGAGGCTAGTGACCGTGTGCCGTATTGGCTCGTACAGTTGATGTTGTCGTTCAACCCCCTCTTACAAGAGGCGGTGGACGCAACGCGATCAACCAGAGCCGAGATTCCCGAGTTGGGTCTATGTTTGCCCAACTTGAGGAAATTCGCGTCGATGGGCTCCGCGCTCTGTTTTCCCATTGAAGCTATGGTTTTCTTGACCATTGCATTGATGGGAGTAATCGATCCCGTAAAAGGTATCGATTGGACAGAGCCTTTGCCGCTCCACGAAGGGACGTTGAAGTCCCTTCGGGGTGAAGTGCGCGTCTACGGGGATGACATCATTGTTCCCGTTGACAACGCCGCGAGCGTGATCCATTATCTCGAAGCCTTTGGGCTTAGAGTGAATCACGGCAAGACTTTTCGGAATGGCAAATTCCGAGAGTCTTGCGGAGGGGATTATTACGACGGCGAGGATGTGACTCCAATCCGTCTTCGTCGCGAAATCCCTTCCTCACGCTCAGACGTTCTCAAGTGTGCGACCTTGGTCGAATTCCGCAATAACCTCTACCTTCGAGGCTTGTGGAAGACGGCCAGTTTTCTCGACAATATCATCGAGGGTCTCCTCGGTGGTTATTTCCCCATTGTTGAGGAAACTGCACCTTGTATGGGTCGTCGTTCTTTTCTGCCTTATGAGGCGGAACGGTTCGACGAGCACACCCATTCCCCTATGGTTAGGGCATGGGTGTTGCGCCCGATCATTCCCGGAAACTCCGTGAGTGACGAATGGGCCCTTCTCAAGTGTCTGACTTCTCCTGTGATGCAGGAGGATGCGAAGCACTTGGAACGTTCAGGACGTCCCGCATACGTCGCCA